GGAGGAGTAAATAGCACAGCAGTTGGGTACAAAGCATTATTTGCTCAGACTACAGGTTCTCAAACCACTGCTGTTGGTGCAAACTCTCTTGATGCTTTAACAACTGGTGAAAGTTGCACAGCAGTTGGCACAAATGCTTTAAGTGCTAACACTACAGCTTCTGATAACACGGCAGTTGGTAAAGATGCTTTATTGGTATTAACCACAGGCACACAAAACACAGCAGTTGGTAAAAGTGCAGCAGATGCAGTTACTACAGGTAACTACAACACGGCTATGGGTACAAATGCTCTAGGAGGAACTACAACTGGAGATCAAAATGCTGCATTTGGTCAAGGTGCTTTGAATGCTAATACTACAGCAGACTTTAACACAGGAATAGGAGATAGTGCTTTAACAGCTAACACTACTGGATATGGTAATACAGCTTTAGGAACAGCAGCAGGTGAAACAATAACAACAGGTGCAGGTAATGTATTTGTTGGCAATAACTCTGGTGGAGGTTCTTCTGGTGTTACCACAGGTATTGGAAATACTTTTGTAGGTTATCAAAATGAGTCTTTTGGTAATAACTCTAATTATCAAATTGTTTTAGGATTTGATGTTAAGAGTGTGGGTGATGCTACTACTTTGACTTTTGGTAGAGGAACTGGAAATAATAGAGTACACAATAACTTTGATTCTAATGCTTCTTTCACTAGGGTATCTGATGTTAGATATAAAGAAGAAATACAAAATAATACAGATTGTGGTTTAGCTTTTATTAACGATTTAAGACCAGTAACCTTTAAATGGAAAGCAAAAGCTGATATTGATTCTTCACTACCAGACTATGATGCAAATGCTACTGAGCGTACACATGATGCAAAATTGTATGGGTTGATAGCACAAGAAGTTAAAGAGTCTTTAGACAAACATAACATAACTGATTTTGGTGGATGGTTTCAAGGTGAACAAGATGGAATACAAGGTGTTTCGCAAGAAATGTTTGTGCATCCATTAATAAAAGCAGTACAAGAACTTTCAGCGAAAGTTGACGATTTAGAAAGTAAATTAAACGGAGAATAGTATGGCAGTAACACAAACAGTAGCACAATGTTTAACAGCAGGAGTAGATAGTGCAACACTTATTACTGATATAAATACAAATGGTGCAAATTCTACTTATATTATGCCTGATTTAACACAAGCAGAGATAAATGAAGTAGTACAACGTAATGTTGACCACTTAGAAACTATATTAGCTTATCAACCTGTTGATTCAGATGACCCTACACCTAACGTAGTGGGTTCATCTTCAAGTAAGAAAACTACTTGTAGTGATGCTGTTACTACAGGTAAAGCGTATATCGCAGCGAATTCATAAAAAAGGAGAAAATAAATGTTATATCTTAATATTTTTGCTTGGGTTACAGCCATAATAGCAATAGCTTCATTAGTTGCTGCTATCACACCCACCCCAAAAGGGGATAAGTTTTTGGCTAAACTATATAAAGTCATAGACTTTTTAGCTCTTAACATTGGTAAAGCCAAGGATAGATCATGAGTTGGTGGAGTAAAGTAGTTGGTTTTTGGACTAATACTGAGGAAGTAAAAGTTCGTGCCAGAGACGAAGACGGTAAATTCGTAGGCGATGATGAGTCTACTCCAAATGTTAATGAAGCTTACACAACTAAACGGGTAAAGAAAAAGTCTAAGAAGTAATGGCTACTGCTAAAGAAGCGTTACTCAAAGTAGAGGCCCATGAAAGAGAGTGTGCAATTCGTTATGAAAATATAGAAAAACGATTGGACGAAGGCTCTGCTAAATTTAGAAGATTAGAGTATATCATGTGGGGCCTTTACGGTTTAACAGCTGCTTCTTTAGGCATAGATAAGTTAATATAAATGCGAAATGGCACTAGAAAAATTTATACTTCGACCAGGAATCAATCGAGAAGGAACCGACTATTCTAATGACGGAGGATGGTTTGACGCTAATCTTGTAAGATTTCGTAAAGGGCTACCAGAAAAAATTGGAGGCTGGGCTAAAGCTACTACGAATACTTTTTTAGGAACCGCCAGGGCTTTACACGCTTGGGTAGATTTAGCTTTTACTAAATTTTTAGGGGTCGGGACTACTTTTAAATACTACATAAGAGAAGGACAAAACTTTTATGATATAACACCATTACGTGTTACCACTGCTGCAGGTGATGTTACTTTTTCTGCATCGAATGGTGACGCGACAATTACTGTCACTGATACTGCTCATGGAGCAGTACAAAATGATTTTGTTACTTTTAGCGGTGCCTCTAGTTTAGGTGGCAATATAACTGCTGCAGTTTTAAATCAAGAATATCAAATTGCAACAGTAGTAGACGCTAACTCTTTTACAATAGAAGCAAAAGACACATCAGGAGCTACCGTTACAGCAAACTCCAGCGATAGCGGTAATGGTGGTGGCTCTGTAGTTGGAGCATATCAAATAAACGTAGGCTTAGATGTCTATGTGCAATCTACTGGTTGGGGAGCAGGTCTTTGGGGAGCAGGCACTTGGGGATCTTCTACGGCAATTACAGCTGCTAACCAATTAAGATTATGGTCACACGATAATTTTGGAGAGGATCTATTAATAAACCCTAGAGCAGGAGGTATATTTTATTACGACACCAGTGCTGGAACTTTAGGCACAACAAGAGCAACAGCATTAAGTGATTTAGCAGGAGCAAACTTACCACCTACTAAAGCCTTACAAGTATTAGTTAGTGACATAGACAGACACGTTATTTGTTTTGGAGCTGATCCAATATCAGGTAGCTCGCGCACAGGCACGTTAGACCCAATGTTAATAGCTTTTAGTGACCAAGAAAATGTAGCAGAGTGGGAGCCGTTATCTACAAATACAGCAGGATCTTTTAGATTGTCTGCAGGATCATCGATTGTAGGAGCTATTAGAGCCAGACAAGAAACTTTAGTTTGGACAGATACTTCTCTTTATTCTATGACTTTTATAGGCCAACCTTTTACTTTTGGTATTAACTTAGTTAATGAAGGCGTTGGTTTGATTTCTCCCAACGCAGCTATAAATTCTCCTAAAGGTATTTTTTGGATGGATAAAAAAGGTTTTTATAACTATAACGGACAAGTACAAGACGTTCCTTGTAGTGTACAAAACTATGTGTTCAGCGATTTTAATGAAGCACAATCTTTCCAAACGTTTGGATTTTTAAATAAAGAGTTTGATGAAGTAGGATGGTTTTACTGTTCTGGTAGCACAACTACTATAGATAGATACATTATCTACAACTATGAAGAAGGAGTCTGGAGCATAGGACAACTTAATAGAAGCGCATGGATAGATGAAGGCATATTTAATAATCCAATGGCTACTTCATCAGGATATTTGTATAACCACGAAACAGGTAACGATGATGATGGTTCTCCAATGGACAATGTGTTTATAGAGTCTAGTGACTTTGCGTTAGGTAACGGAGATCAATTTCAATCAATAAACAGGATTATACCTGACGTGAAATTTACAGGAGACGGTGGCACAGGTCAGACAATAAATTTTGTTTTAAAACAAAGAGATTTTCCAGGAGACAGTCTTGTTACTGAAACTACAAACACTTGCACATCTTCTACAACTAAAATAGATACAAGACTTAGAGCAAGACAGGCCGTGCTTAGAATAGAATCAGACGATGATAATTCTGTAGAAGTTAGACTAGGAGTAGGGTTTAGGGTAGGTGCTACACGCATGGATCTAAAACCAAATGGCAGAAGATAATGGCTAAACTGTTAGAAACAAAATTACCAGTAGCCATAGGAGACATATCTCCTGAAACTTTCAACAGGCTTGTAAGAGTTCTGGAGCTGTCTTTAAATAAAGTAGACATCGATTCTACTTTGTCTGTAAATGAAACTCAGCGTAACGAAAATAAGTTTCAACAAGGCGATATTATATGGAACTTAACTGCACAAGAACTGCAACTATGGAATGGTGAACAATGGATAAGTTTATACGAGCGAAGAGAATTTGGCGTAGAAGCTGTAGCTTCTTTGGGCAAAGTTACGGTATCTACGAACGGAGCAACCTCAATACAAATATAATGGACAGAGAACAATTATTAAAAGAACTTATGTTAGACGAAGGTGTTATTCATGAGATTTATAGAGACCATCTTGGATACCCTACTTTTGGTGTAGGTCATTTAATAACAGAAAAGGATAAAGAATGGGGCCTCAAGATGGGCACGCCTATATCAAAAGAAAGAGTTAAAGAATGTTTGGAGCAAGACGTAGATATAGTTTGTTCAGAGTTGGACAAGAATATGGAGTGGTGGCGAAATCTAAGTGATGCAAGACAACGTGTAATGGCTAACATGTGTTTTAATTTAGGCTACCCTAGACTCAGTAAATTTAAAAACTACCTTGCAGCTGTGCAAGAAGAAGATTGGGAAAAAGCAGCTGATGAAATGATGGATAGTAAGTGGGCTAGACAAGTTGGAGATCGAGCAGTAAGACTACAAACGATGATGTTAAATGGCTAAAAGAACTAAAAAGAAAAAGAAAAATGTGTCAAACTATAAAAAAAGATTAAGGAGACCATAATGAGTCTTTACGAAAATATACATAAAAAAAGAAAGTCAGGACGAAAAATGAGAAAGAAAGGTGCCAAAGGTGCGCCAAGTGCTCAAGATTTTGCCAACGCAGCAAAGACAGCCAGAAAGATGCAAACTGGCGGTGTGTTTATGCCAGGCATGACAACGGTACAAAGTAAAGGTTGCGGTGCAATACCAAAGAATCGCAAGAAAAAAACTAAATTATCGTAGGAGAAAACAATGGTAAAAAAATTGTCTCGTAGACAAAAAAAGGTAGCTAAAGTAGCTAAGCCTCGTAACAAAATTACAGGAGCAGACTTTAGAAAACTTAGAGGAAGGAAGAAAAAATAATGGCTACAAGAACTGCAAAAAAGAAATCAGCTAGAAAAACTAAAAAGAAAAGTGGAGCTAGGCCTACTAACCCTGCTTTATATGCAAGAGTAAAAGCTGAGGCTAAAAAGAAGTTTAAGGTCTATCCTTCTGCGTATGCTAATGGCTGGTTAGTGCGTACATATAAGAAACGTGGAGGTAAGTACGCATAATGGCTAAACCTAAAGGTGGATTGACCGCATGGTTTGGAAAAGGACCTAAAGGTGATTGGGTAGACATAGGTGCACCCAAGAAAAAAGGTAAGTTCCAAGCGTGTGGTAGAAAATCTGCTAAAGGTAGTAAACGTAAGTACCCCAAGTGTGTGCCGAGATCTAAAGCCAAAAGTATGACAGCAGCGCAAAGAAAAAGCGCAGTAGAAAGAAAAAGAGCAGCAGGTAACCCAGGAGGTAAACCTACTAATGTTCGCACTATAGTAAAAAAGAAAAAACCTGTAGCCAGAAAAAGAACAGCAACTAGGAGAAGAAGACGTGGCACGAAAAAGAGCTAAGCCAATACGCAGAACCACTGGTAAAGGAGGTAACTACCGCCCTACCAAGAAAGGTGCTGGTATGACTAAAAAAGGCGTACGTGCTTACAGAAAAGCTAATCCTGGTTCTAAGCTGAAAACGGCTGTAACAGGCAAAGTTAAAAAAGGTAGCAAAGCAGCTAAAAGACGTAAATCTTACTGCGCAAGATCCTTAGGTCAACTAAAGAGAAGCTCTGCTAAAACTAGAAACAACCCTAATTCAAGAATTAGGCAAGCGCGCAGAAGGTGGAAGTGTTAATGAAACTAGGTATATTAAAAAATCTTGTAGGAACAGTAGCACCAACCATAGGAACAGCTTTAGGCGGTCCTATGGGTGGTATGGCTGCAAACATGATTTCAGAAGTATTAGGATGTGATCCTGAGCCAAAGAAAATACAAAAGGCGATGGAAACAGCTAGTCCTGAGCAACTGGCACAATTAAAAAAAGTAGAAGCTGACTTTGAAGTGCAAATGAAAAAACTGGACATAGACTTGTTTGCATTAGAAACAGCAGACGTACAAGATGCTAGAGGGAAATTCAGCAAAGATTGGACGGCTAGAGTAATAGGTATAGCTGTCGTAGGTGGGTTTATGGGCTACATATTTTTAGTGACCATCCAGCCTCCAGAGCAGAACTCAGAAGCTTTGATAAACCTTGTATTAGGCTACCTTGGTGGCTTAGCGAGTGCTATTATATCTTTTTACTTTGGGGCATCGAACAAACAAGACAACGAATAGAAAAAACGATAATATAGAGGGCATTATGGCAGTAGATTTTAGTTTTTTAGATAATCTTTTTACAGACGAAGATACGACTGATTATACAGATGTAGGGCTGTTTGATGAAGCTGGCAACTATAATCCTGCTTCAGCAGATTTTCTAGATGACCTTTCAACAAGTTATGATCTAGACTATTCCTACGATCCTAGCAACTATGGCATAACTTCTTTGAACTTTGACATTGGTGATTTTCTAGACATAGATTCTTATATTGATGACAACCCTGTTTTTGATGATGCAGGGAATTATACGGGTCTTTTTCAGGAATACACAGGTCCAGGCACTGTTGAAGAACAAGTAGCTAATTTTACAGATAATTTTATAAATAACATGGATCCTTCAGCCTATGATGAAACTTTACAAGATCTTTATCCTGGTTTGTTTCCAACAGTTGATCTAACCCCTACTGCACAAAAACCTGGTTGGCTTGATACTATTTTAGGTTTTTTAGGCGTAGACAGAAACGGAGGTAAAAGCAGAGCACAAGGAATCATGCAAGGAGTCACTGGAGGCATTACAGACTTTGCTAACTCACCTATAGGACAATTGCTTTTATACAACTATTTAAAAGATCAAAGAAAAGACGACATAAAAGTTCCGATTGGAGCAGAGGCTTATGGCGATCAAGGACTAGGCAGTATGCCTGACTACAGAGTATTTAATATACAACCTGCACTAATGCCAGGTGTTGCTTACGCTAACGCACCTCCACCAGAAATGAAACACGGTGGTGTGCACGGTGCTGGCAAAGATGATGGCCCTGGAGACATAACACTAGCAAGGCTAGAACCAGGTGAGTTCGTTATGACAAGAAAAGCTACTGAGAATATTGGTGCTAGAAACTTATACAATTTAATGAAACAAGCAGAGAGGATGGGGTAATGTCAGTTAATCCAAGTTTTTTTACAGGTACAGCAAGAGGTCAAGGCCCTACAACTACAGGTAGATATGAAGAGCCGTATGCTCAGGCCATGCGTCGTGGATTTTTGGAATCTGCATTCGGTTTAGCACAAACACCAACACCAGTTCCTGTTAAACAAGTAGCAGGATTAGATCCGTTTGAAATGCAAGCTAGACAATTAGCTGGTGGCCTTGGTGGGTTTACCCCATACATACAACAAGGCGGACAGATGATGCAACAAGGAGCTGGTTACTATACGCCAGGTGGCATTAGACAATTTTACAATCCGTACGAACAAGATGTTGTGCAACAGACACTAGCAGACTTACAAGAAGCCAGCGCAAAACAAGGTATTGCTAACAGAGCACAAGCTGTAAGCAGAGGGGCTTATGGTGGCTCTCGTGGCAGACTGATGGAGCAAGAAAGAGAAAGAGCATTTGGCAGAGGAGCAGCAGAAGCTTTAGGTGACATACGCTCAAGAGGATTTGGACAAGCCACAACAGCAGCACAAAACGCAGCACGAGGACTTGGCACATTAGGTCAAAGTTTTGCAGGTCTTGGAACCACTGCTCAAAGTAATTTGTTAAACCAAATAAAAGCTTTTGAAGGACTAGGTGGAACAGGCAGACGCATACAAGATCAAATGTACGGAGCTCAGTTCGATGCCGCTAATAGACTAGCCTTAGAACCCAGACAACGTTTAGCTGCCTTGCAAGGTGCATTATCATTATTGCCAAAAACTTATGCAACCACTACGTTTAATCCTATAGCTAATACCTACGATCCTATGAGAGGTATTATGGATCTTCTTGGTGGCAACATAAATTTACCAGGTGTTAATCAAAACCCTGTTTCGACACAACCTGCTGGACAATCTAATCCACTTCAACAGTTAGCGCAAATTTTTCAAATATTCGGAGGCTTAGGTTAGTGCACGAGCAGTGGAAGAAAAGAAAGATGTTCTCTAACAGAGAGCAAGGTATCATGTCTGGCCTTGATCCTGTACCCATGGTGCAAGGTGGCTATGTGCCTTACCCTGCTATGCAAGTGGGCGGTGTCGTCCCTCAAACACAGTTGTTTGAAGAAGGCGACAATGAACTAAACGAAGCACTTAACAGTCTGGCCAGCATTACTAAACCAGATGTCCCTGATATGCCAATGCCGAAGATGGAAGAAAAGGTAGAGGTCAAAGAAGAAGTAACGGAGGACCAAGGACCTAGTAACTTTAAAGCTGCTGTAGCAAAACTTAAAGATACGTTTGTTAAAGAAATAGAAAATTATATTGAACAAGCTGGTGTAGAGAACATTGGCAGATATTTAAAAAGCATGAGCGTGGCTTATAACAATGAACTTAACAACTTACGCAAACAATTTAAGGTGGATAAAGTAGACACCGAAGATCAATTGTTTACCGAACAGTTTTTATCTGAATTTATGGCAGATATTCCTGGCATGCAAAGTGGCGGAGTTGTATTAAGTCAAGAACAACTAGATGAGCTTTTTGGAGAAGGTAAGTTTCCTTTAAGTGAATGGAACAAATACAGTCCAGACATTCAAAAAATGTTATTAAGAAAAGCACAAATTGCAAAATTAGAACAAGATCAAGCCACGACTGGTTCGCAAATAGATTTGTCTAGACTTGAGGAGTTACAAGCAGAAAGAAGAGCATTAGCTCCCCAAGTAGGAGAAGCCGCTCGTGCAGGTGTAGCGACAGTTGGATCACCTTCTGGCAGATACCTTGCTGGACTAGCTGCAGGAAGAGCAGCAGAAACAGCAGCGTTGGATAAAGCTATAGGAAGCGAAATGGATATAGCAAAAGCCATACTTAATGCACAAGCAAGAGCAGGAACTCCTGTTGGAGGATTAGATATTGATTTTACAGCTAAAGAAGCAGAAGCTTTTTCTTTAGAAGATATAACAAGACAAGCAGATGAAAAAGAACGTCTACAAAAACAATGGGATGCAGCAATAAAAGCTGAGGACGGAGATTTTGCTAAAGCTTTAATATTATTTATAGGTCAAACAGGTGGTAAGCTCCCTGTAGAATATCAGGGCCAAATAAGAAAAATTCCTGGACTTAATAAAGATGGAGATCTATTAGAATATTATCTATATTTGCTAGGCTTGGAAGAAAACGGTCAGCCTTTGTCAAAAACGCAAATAAGAAAATCTCTTGAAAAATGGTCCACTTTTGAAGTAGCTTCTTAATTACACATGCCTCCACTTACGAACGAAGACAGAGAAAAGCTGGGACTTCCTTTAAGTAACGAGGGGCAGACTGCGGAACAACCTAAAGAACCACTTCAACAAAATCCTTTTGATGTTGTAGACGAAATACCTTTACCATTAGCTGCTAAAACTGCTTTGTTTGCCGACAGGTTTTTTGATAGCTTGTACGGCAGTACACAAGCAAGCATAGGAGATTGGCAAAAAACTAGAGCTGTAGTACAAGAGGGTAAAGGGCATGACGATTATTCTAAAGAACTTTTAAGAAGAGCAGACATAAACGAACAACAAGCTGAGGAGTTTGCATACGAAGCTAAGTATGGCGAAGAAGGACTAGAACAGTTTAAAAACCTGAGGGATCCAGAATGGTGGGCAGCAACTGTAGGTGAAGTAATACCTGGTTCAGTTCCTTTCTTAGCAGGAGCAGCAACTGCAGGAGGAGCCACATTTCTGGCTACAGGTAATCCCTATGCAGCTTTAGCATCAGCAGCTATTGGTGGTGGCTCTGTTGTTTTTGCACAAAGTTACGGTGACGCATACTACGAGTATCTAGAAAAGTTTCCTGACGATGAAGCAGGTGCAGATAGGTACGCATTAAAAAAATCAGGTATAAGTGCAATCATAAACGCAGCCAGTGTCCCTGCTGGATTGTTAGGTTTAAGTAAACCTATACTGCAACACTACATACTACAGGCTATATTGCAGGGCGGCATAGGTGGAGTCGACACAGTTACACAAAACTTAATGGTCAAAAACAATATTGATCCTAATTTAGATGTAACTACAGGTTTAGCAAAAAGTGTAATGGGAGAAGCCATTGGAGAAGGCACTATATTTGCTACAGCTGGTAGATTATCTACCCCTAAATATAATGAATTTCAAAAAGAATTTACAGAAGAAGAGCGTAGTGCAAACGATGAGAAAGCAGAAGCTTTGACACAAGCAGAGCTACAAACTATAGCCCCAGATTTATACGCTTTAGATGCAAACCAACTTAGGGAAATTATAGACGCAAATCCTGAACTAGAACTTGGTGTGGTAATACCAGGAGAAAGCAGAGAATCTTTACGTAATAAACTTGTAGAAGCGGTAAAAGCTAAGAATCAAGACAGGGTAATTAGAGAGTACATGATCGACTCTGTGCTTTCTAATTTTAACCCTGAAAAAGTGTATGACGAACAAAAAGCTGCGTTGGATAACATGACGGATGAACAGCTAGATGCGTATATTTTAGAAGAGTTCGGCACGCCAGAGGCCTACGAACGATGGGCTACTAGACAAGGTGAACTAGCTTTTATACCAGGCACTACAGAAACTAGAGAAGAAGACCGTGCAGCTTTAGCTAATGCTAGTGCAAAAATTTTATTAAGAGAAAGACAAGGCCCTGCATGGAAGTTAGGAGCCAATGAGTTTAGAGACTACGTAAGTGATATTGAACAAACGTACACAATAGAAGAACTAAGAGCAGCGGTAGCAGAAGCTGTCCCTGAAATGAACGTAGAAAAATCTCAACGTATGTCTAAGTCGGAACTGGCTAATAGACTTGCGGAACAACAAGCTATCGTTGACTTGCAACGACAAGTAAGAGACCGAGCCAACAAAACTAGAACTATAGACTTAACACAAGTAGTTTTTGACGAAGATGGTAATCCTGTTCCTTTTGTTTTAACGCCACAATACATAGATGTTATACGACCTGAAGGCACTGCATTACGGGCAGAAATAGCAATAGAATTACCAGATGGCAGTGTACAAACTATTGGATTTGAAAGACAAGGTATAGAAGAAGGTATGAGCCTAGCTGAGCAAACAGCTAAACGAGGTGCGGAACTTTCTGTGTTTAAAGTAGGTGACGTTGAAGTATCACCAGATAGTCCTTTCTTTGGTAAAACTATAAGTGAAGTGCTTGATGGTAGTTCTATACAACAATTTTATCAAAACCCAAGGTTGGTAAGTCTTGAAATGCCACTAGGCACCGCTCCGCAATTTCAAGGAGGAGCATTAAGTAAATTTTTTAGTTCGTACATAAGACCATTAATGCCTACAGGGCTATTAATAGGCAGTAGGCTTAGACAAAAAATAGGTAGAATTAGAGCACTAGAAACAAAAGCTCAAAATTTAGGATTAGAAGTAGAACAAGCTATAGCAGAAGCAATTAGAAAAGGCGATGTAAAAACAAAAGAAGAAGCCGATAAATTAATTATGGCGTTTCTACAACAAACAGGAGCGCGTGTAGAATTGACTCCAGAAAACAAAAGACTTTCTGAACAGAATTTAGCCGATCTTGAAACTAAAAAAATACAACAAAGAGACGAACTATCAGAGTTTGAGTTAAATGAAATAAACGATCAAATAGAATTTATAGAAGGCCAACTGCAAGACATACAAACGACACCAGTGGCTGCAAGACAGCTACCCGATTCGTTACGCAAACCAGCACTTAAAATACGAAGAGGCATAGATGAACTTAGTAATAGATTACTAAACGAAATACCTGCAGAAAGTTTAGATCCAGATTTAAGAGCTGTTGTTGAACATAACTTAAACACTTATGTAACAAGATCATATAAATTCTTTTCGCCAAATTTAGGATGGAACCCAAAAGCTCAAATGCTTTTAGAATCTATACAAAACTTACCGTTTAAAGTAGCAGAAAAAGTGGGTGCTGAAACAACAACGCCTAATAGAACTATGACGGATTTGTACAACAGGGCTATTGTTTCTATGGAATATAAATATAGAAACAGAATGCCTGATTATAGATCCGATGCAAGACGTGAATTAGGAGCAGTTGCAACTGACGAACAAATAGAAAATCGTGCTCTTGAAATTAGAAAAGAAAAAGCAGAACAAGCAGTTAATGAATGGATTGATAGCTCTTTGTATGAAAGTGCAACTACTGTTTCTAAAATGGCGGCTTTATTAAAAACAAAACAAGGCGAAAAAGCTGATATAAAAATAAATCAACTTCTTACACAAAGAGGCGAAATACCATACGCTGTTAGACAGTTATTAGGAGAAATAAAAGAACCTGAACTTATAGCTGCAACATCTTTTGCTCGAATGGCTAGAACCATAGAGAACGCTACGTTTTTTCAAGAAGTAAAAAGACTTAGTGAGTTACCAGGAGAACAATGGTTCTCTCCAACGAAAACGCCTGAATATCAATATGAGATAAAAACAGGGGACGAGTTTAATCCTTTAGAAGGATTCTGGACTACAAAAACTATGATAGAAGCTTTGTCTCAAAGTAATATGATAGAGATGGAAGACCGAATTTTTAACGCTCTTGCAAGAACAATTGGAGTTTCAAAAGCTATAACTCAATATGGAATTATTGTATTAAGTCCTGGCACACAAATGAGAAACTTATATGGTGCTGCAATTATGTACGGTTTTAACGGGCACTTTAGAGGCATAAATATATTTAACAAAGAGGCCGATGTACAAGAAGCAATTAAACTAATTGGTAACGATTTATTTGGTAATGTGCAGTACAACCCTGAAACAGGAGAAGTTTCAGGAAATGTTGATGAATACAATTCAGCTTGGTCGTATTTACAAGAGCTAGGTATTGTTAATACAGAGGTTAGGGCAAATGATGCGTTAGGTGTTTTTACTCGTGTAGCAAACGCTCCAACCATTAAAAGCTTAGATCAGTTAGTAAATATTCTATATGCTTTAGGACAAACAGGCCCAGGTAAAGCTTTTGACTCGTACGTATTAAGTTTAAACAGAGGAGCTAGACGAGCTTATGCTGCGTCAGATGACTTTTTTAAAATACTTGCTTTTCTATCTGAAAGACGAAAGTTTAAAGATATGGTAGATAAAATAGAAGGCTCTGATGATTTAAAACTTAGGGTATTAAGAGATTTTGCTAAAACACTAAAAACCAAAAACAGTATTACAGAGAAAACTTCTAATTATGTGCAAGACCAAGGCACAGTATTAAGAAACGTTACAGACTTAGATAAATACATAGATCATGTGTCCGCCTACATGGTAAGAAATGCCATGCCTAATTATGATTATGTAGGAAAATTTAGAGAGTATTTTGCAAATTTACCTGTCGGCGATTTTATAGCTTTCCCTACAGAAATTGCTAGAACAACAATGAACTCTGCTCAATTAGTTTACAGAATGGGGACATATTCTCCAAGTCCAGAGATACAAGCAAGAGCGGCTGCAGAAGGTGTAGAGTTACCTTCACACCCATTCTTACAACGTGCTTCGGAAAGAGCTATCGGTGGATACGTTGCTACGCATGGTTTAGTCGCTGCACTGGCTAAAGGAAGTCAAATTATATTTAACATTGATGATGATGAAACCTATGCGGCAAACGAACTTATCGCTCCTTATCAAGATAAAGACAGAATAATTTGGATGGGAAAAAAGAAAACAGAAGTTACTTATAAAGATGGTAAACCTGTTCCTAAAGACACACCGTATTTAAATACAAACTACTTTTTCCCTTATGAGGAAATAGGTAAGTTATACAATGTTATAGGTGGAACATTAAGAGAAACTCGCGGTAAAGGAAATCCAGCAGCCCTAAGACAAGCCATGGGACAAGCTATTGCTGGATACACAGAAGCGTATTACGGTCTTAGTATATCTGCAGACTTGGCACTAGATTTAGTGCAAAATCAAAATGACGATAATCCTAGAAACATAAAACCTATTTGGAATGAAGATGATGATTTGTACGATCAGTTTTTAGATGGACTAGCCTATTCGTTTAGAAAAGCTGGTCCTGGAGTTTACAAACAAGTTAATGATGTAATTTGGTCTTTACAGGAAGACGATGCTCAATACAATCGTTACGCTAAAACAATGCCTTTCATTAGAGCTGCAGCAAAACTAATGGGTTTTTCAAACTCAGAAATTAACCCTGATAGGTCTATGGGCTTTATTATAGGAAACAGAATAAATGAGTATGAACAACTGACCAAACCTAATTTAAGTAGAGAGTATCTTTCTGCTGAAAAACTAACAAAAGACGATGTGGTAAAAGATTGGCAAGACGCGCAACGTTCTTGGTTTAGGCTGCAACAAAATTTATATTTTGAACTACAAGCATTAAAAGCTTGGGACGTGGACGAAGATATTTATGAGGATTCTTTAAAAAGATTTGTTCAAAGAACAGGAGCAGGAAAAGACTTTATTGATAATATTGAAGAAGGCATTTTTACTGCTTGGCCTGTTCCAGCAAAAACACAAGAAAATTTTGAAGCTAAAGCGGAAGAGCTAGACCTTCAAAGAGAGTGGCCCGAAGATGAAATAGAAGAGATGTATGAGATTATAGAAGATATGGAAATATCTCTAACAGGCAATGCAGAGTTATCTAGGAATC